TGTGATGAGCAACTTCTGTTACATGTTGTACGAGTTTACCAGCAGTAATCGCTGAACCACCATTAAGTCCATATCTGAATTTTCTGTCATTGTAAATTAATTCACTTCCTAATGGAAATAATTTAGATGAACTTTCAGCGAATGGATCTACAGTTGCTGCAGAACTACTAGCTTTACCGATCATTAAATCAGTAGGTCCGTAACCTGATGCAGCTGTATATTTCCAGTGTGCTCCATTTACGGTTATTGGCTGTCCTGATGAATTAACAGTAAATTTATCTGTGTATGCACCAGTTGCAGCTGTTTGTGCGGAAACTTTAAGACCAGATTCTGCTCTTACTGTTCCCTTAAACGTTGTGTTTGCCATAATAATATCCTCCTAGTTTCTGAACGTAGTCTCTAGGCCGTCGACTATATTGCGTCTACGTTCTTAATTAATTATATAGTAATTTTTCTATACTCTATTTTTAAATAGAGTGCAAGGGACCCCTAGGAAAAAAATTAATTTTTTGATAGCGCTTAAGTGGCTATCGAAACTTGAGCCTTGGATTCATCTACTTTATTAAGGCGAGTAGATTCTTCGAACTCTTTGGCAATAATTCTTTAATAATCTCCTGAATTTTTTTATCAATATAGGACATGTTAATATTATACTTGCCCTCCTTCAGGTGCTCCTGTTGCCACTCTAACTCCAAGGACCTCTTCGTAGTGTATAGGTCTTGTGTCATCTATAACCTCCTCATAGGTTATTCTACGGGTATCTTTAAACATTCCCGTTGATTCCCATTTTATACTCTTTTCTCCCAATTTGTCAAGGATAGATTTTTCAATGGAAAGGGCATTATCCTCCGCTAAAACTTCAAATTTAGCATGATAATCATATGCCCAGATATTTATGAGGAATTTTTTCATTTTATCTTTCTATATTTAAAATGAGGCCGTTTTGAGGCGGCCTCATTAATTAGTTATTACGCACCTTCAACACCGAAGATACCTCTATAGTCGGATACTCCAAATGAGTATCTTTCTCTAGCTTTGTATCTAACGTTGCCAGTATCGAAATCACCTTCCATAGCAGTTTTTAAAGCTGCTCTTTGAAATAACTTCATACCATTAGGCACATCAGTAATAATATACCAACTGTCTGTATCAGTTAAGAAATTATTCACTCTATATCCTTGAGGAATCATTCCCATTGATGCAACAGCGTTGATATCATTATCTGCTGTTCCAGTTCTGCCTTGAGATTTCATCAATCTTTCAGCATTGAACTGATTAGCTGAAGGGATAATCATTTTCACCCCTCTAGCTGCCACTCTCAATCCACGTTCATCAGTCATACCAGCAATGTCGATTAGACCTTGCTCTAATGAAGTTTCATTCAAGTCTGCTTGCGTAGTTAAAGTATTTTTAACTGCTGTTCCACTAATTGTTGTGTGATTAGTTGAAAACAGAGAAACTGCATCACCTGAATCAAAGTTATCCGTTGACGGAAGTCCTTGAATCAAAGGTCTTGCTGCTTTTACTTGTTTCGCATTAGACATAGAACGTGCCAAAGCTTTTGTATATCTAGAAGCAATTCTATCGTAAAGATTATCTTCGATAGCTTCTTCTGTGATTGCAAATGCTAAAGCAATTGTGTCATGAGTGTAACGTGCAGTGTAGGTTTCTTGAGCATCATCAAATGATACGCCTTGACCTTCTGCTTTTACTTGTGCGTTAGCGAATCCAGATAACATAACTTCCTCTTCGAAAGCTCTGTCACTTGACTCGGTTGTATAAATCTCAGCATGCTGATTTTCATACCTCTTGTATTCCAGGCCGAATAGTGCATTCAATCCTGGCTCTAGTTCTTTAACTAGCTGTGTTCTTGATATTGCCATAATTTATCTCCTATTCAGACTTAAGCGCCAGTACTATCAATGTACTCGTTTAAGTTTTGGATTACAACGACGGTACAATAAGCTGCTGTTAGATCGCTATTTTCTGGATCTTCCGCGCTTCTAATCAATCTCCATGTATTGTTAGTTGCGTGAGTATCACCAATGTCGAGTGTAGTGCTTGATCTTCCAGTTGTTGTGTTTCCACCTGTGTTCACATCAAATGTGTCAAGATAGATAGCATGTGCGCCGACAATAGTAGATGCTACTTCTGCATCGGTTGCGACATTGTACAATTGGAAGGGGTTATCATTTACAAACGCTTTCGTATCTTCGCTGTTCGCTGGTGTGATTGTTGCATCATACCAACTTGCAAACGTAGGTTTTAACGTAGTTGCAGCGTTGTAAAATATACCCTGTAAAACACCTATTGACGTACCAGTTGCCGAATCTTCTCCAGTTACAATGTATCCGGCAGTAACACGTACTCCCATACCATTGAATTTATTGGCAGTGTCTCCAGCTACTATAAAGTATTCAGACAGTCCATTGGTAGCAGGCGTACTGCCTAACGTACCAGCTGGAATAAATCCGAATCCTGCGCTATTTCTATTAGCCATAGTTGTCTCCTTGTGTTTACAGTTTTACCTGTAAACGGGTTAATTTAAATCGATGATAGGGAATTGGTTGTTATCCCGAGAATAGTTAAAAAATTAACTTTTCTTTGTACCACCGAAGGTTACACGAGATTGCCTATTTACATCAATAGGCATACTCTTATGCTCTTCCTTCATTAAATCGTGTCCTACCGCTTCGTCCTGACCTTCAGCTTGACGCTGATAGTATTCAGTTCTTTGCTTCGCGATTTCTTCGGGTACCCTTGCGAGCACAAGGCCACCAACCCCAATCACTCCCTTGTATTTTCCTTCAGTGACTACAGGATAATCAGTATCTTTATATTCATCGGCTCTCACCAATTCATAACCAGATCTTAATCTTCCAGAGATATTTTTAGAATCTTGAAATCCTAAACTCTCTGCCCGTATCCATCTGTGCCTGAATCCATCAGGTGCAGGGGGTGCATCTAGAGAAGATGGAGGAGTCCACACTTTTGGTCTTTCAGTATTTGACCGTGTTTGACTCGCACGAGAAGTTACTTTTTTTTCGTCTTTTTTCATATGCTACGCTCCTTCCGTGAGTTTTATTTGTTTTGCATACTCTTCGAGTGGCACACCTAATTTTTTAGCTATTGCTACCTGTGAAGATGTGAGTCTCACAGTTGTGCGTCCAGGTCTTACGCTTCTCTGAGCTGAAGCAACCAACTGATTGGTTTTGGACGTTTGCTCTACATCACCACCTTTAGCAAATTTATGCGGAAAGTCAACTTTTATTCTTTTATTAACTTCAGAATAATAGTCATCCGATTTAGGATCAAATCCTTCATTTACTAAATCCTTGTGAATTTCAAAAGCAGTAAAGGTCATGGCTCGATCTTTGCCAAACCATGTGTTTTTACTAGCCCAAGCTTCTGCTTGAGGATCAGGTTCCGGTAAACTTTGCGGAGTTTGCTGTGGTAATCTTCCACCGTCTGATAGTTGTACAGGTTCCTGTTCAACTGGTTTATTTGCTTTGGCTTGCTCTAATTTAGCATTATCAAAGGCTAATGTTGCAATCCGTTTATTAGCTTCGACTTGAGCTGCTGCATCTCCAGATTCAATAGCGCCTGCTAATTCTTTTTGAGCAGACTCCATTCCTGTTTTTACATTTTTTTCAAATCTAGACCAATAATCAGTATCCATTTTTTTAAATTGAAACTGATCTTGTTTTCTTTGTGTTTCTAAAGCTTGAGCATATTCAATAGCAGCGCCTTCTCTACGTTCTGCTTCCCTCATTTTTCGAGTGAGTTTAGCAATACGTGATTGAACACCTTTACTATATTCTTCAAGTTTAGTATCTTCTTCTTTTGGTTCTTCTTTAACTGCTTCTTTAACTTCTTCTTTAACTTCTTCTTTTACTGTTTCTTGTTCCGTGGTCTCTACTACTTCTTCCGTTTTTTCCTCAGGAATGGCTACATCCACTTCAGGACCTGAAGTGTCTAGATCAACCTTTGGATCTTCTTTCTTTATCTTATTTTCTTCTGGCATAGTTTCCTTCCTATGTTAAAATTTATGCAGGATATCTTCTGGGTTCTTAACAGTTGCTAAACTTTCATCTTCATTCAACAACCTAATTTCCCCACCTTCTATTTGT